CCACCACCCCCCCCCCTGGATGATGGTCCAGGCACGGTGGCGTGCTGACGCACGCATGACTGGCTCGCTTCGCTCGCACGGACCAGCAGAGCTGGACCACAACGCAGACAAGACAGACAAGACAGAACAACAGACAAGAGTGCCGCAGAGCGACACAGAGAAGACCCCCCACCCCCCTTTATGACACACAACTGTCGACGGCAGCATGCAAGTAAGATTCGGACGCTCATAACATATAAACTTTACTTTTTCGGCTTTTCGCCTATCATTGACCTAGTTGCAAATATTTTGCAAAAATTTTTTTACGAATGAGAGAATACTTTGAATCCATAATAGACGTCTGTCCTTTTAGCCTAAAAAGTTTTGACGCTGGTAAAATACCTGTACTGAAATACTCAACAGAATTAATTGACATACTCTACTTACAATTAAAACACTACGACGCTGTTCTGTTCAAATGTCATACCTCGACAGATCGCGACGCACTAGAGTCCATGGCACAAGAACTACAAATCAGCCACCCTGATGCAGAGTGGTTTTGGTCACATCCCATAGACGGTTATAAGTCGACCGTGGTCCCTGCTCTCATAATGCAAAATAGAAAAAATTTGGTTCTTGCTCGTAAACAGTTTAAACTTATGCGTAATGCCGAAACAGTGGATTAAAGAAAAAATTACGCACGTCAAGAAGAAAACTTCTATAGGCGACTCAAGACTCAGCCATGGTGCAGGTACGAATAAAAATAAAAAGCGTACTAAATACAGAGGACAAGGCAAATAAAAACTAGCTCAGCAAAAGCCAAAGGACGCAGACTACAACAGTGGGTGAGAGACAAACTCATAGAACTATTGTCCGTGGACCCAGAAGATATAGAATCTAGACCTATGGGCAGTAGCGGTGAAGACCTTATTATGGGCGTACAAACTAAAAAGATATTCCCTTATTCTATTGAGTGTAAAAACCAAGAAGCAGTAAACGTCTGGAAAGCCTATGAACAATGTTCAAGTAATACTAGTAAAAATGTGGAAAGTCTAGTTATAATAAAAAGAAACAAAAGTAAACCGTTAGCTTTAGTTGACGCAGAATACTTTATTAACCTACACAAAGATGGCCACTCTTGAAGAACTACTAAGATACAAATACGGAGACTCACAATCTCCAGAAGATATTCTTCGTAAGTTGCAAAGAATGAATTTAGAAAATAAAAAGAATGCTAAAGCTATTCCTACTTCTCCACCAATCGATAGAATTGTACCTGTAAAAGAAGACGAAAGTCCATACGGTAAAGTAGAAAAAAATTTATTTAATGCATTACAAAAATATGGACCGTCAACCTTTCAAGATCCGTACCGTGCTCATCAAACAGCACGTGGATTGACAGATGTTATATCTATGACTCCTGGAGCAGCAGAAGTACTCGACTATAAACAAGGTAACTATTTAATGGAGCAAGGGAAAACGTTACCTGCTCTTGGTTACCACACTATGGCAACTTTGCCTCTTATTCCAGGCAGACCTGTAGCTAGGGGAATGCGGTTTGATGTAGAAGAAAGAGGCGAAGAGATGTACAACGAACAGTACAAAAGAGGCTTGAATGATCAAAGTCCTGTTGCTGATACTCTCGACAGTTTTTCAGAAGAGTATGTATTCAATCAAGAGCAGATGTACAAAAATTTAAAAAGAGAACGACCTGCTGTAACCACATTAGAAAAAGCCATAGAAGAACTTCCAGGGTTTGATAATCCAAACAAAAAATATTCTATGCAGGAAATGTTAAACTTAGCCAGAAAACAAGGCATAAAAGGTGGTGGTAAAAATACATACAATCAAAATGTTGTAAGTCAAATAGAAGAGTTTACTAAAACGTTAGCAGAAACGTCCCCTAATAAAGTAGCTAACCTAAGTGAAAAAATGACGAAGCAAGAGTTATTAGATTTAATAAATCAAAATAATCCTAGATTTTCAGAAACACGCAGCACGTATTCTGGACAATTTATGGATGACTTTTTTTCAAGAAACATGCCTGACGAATTATCTTACACATATCACAGCCCATTTGTTCCTAAATATGACGCACCACGTTCTTTACAAGAAGCAGCAGAAAGAAAAATGCCAAACTTAACAATTAATTCTCAATTTGCTATTAACTCTCGTTTAGCTGGTGACCCTGAAATAGAAGGCATAGCAAACAAAACTTTTGAACAGAGTGGCGGTCATACTGAAGTAGGTGCAGGTTTTCAATATTTTGGTAAATCTCCTGACGAAATACCTAAAGAAATTACACTCGGAGAACTTGACAATAATATATTCCACAATAGGTCTCACATATATGATGACTTTTTTGGAGAAGGAGACGGTTCTAGAGTATTGATTGCTAGTGAAACTCAATCTCCCTACACTTTTACAAAAGATCCAGAAAAAATTAGAGCGTCGGCTAGACTAAATTTTCCAGATGATGAAAACATGCTTGCGTATGAGATAAGTGACACAGCAGGAGTTTTAACTTCTACCGACAATATTTTAAAAATTCCTGGGACAATGGGGCAAGAAACGACACAACTTAAAGGAGTATTAAAAGATTACGAAAGTTTTGTAGTTCAAGGTATGGAGGCTAACGCACAACGTGATTTTGATAGATTTATAGAAAATCTTAATCCTATTTTTGAACCTAAAAGCAATGTAAATAAGTTTATAGACATGAGCCCAGAAGCAGCAGCAGATTTTTTAGACAATGTTCAACCCTACGGAACTCCGTATTTAACAAACATGTATGAAGACAGATTTAGTAGAATACCTAAACCAAAATTTGCTCAGCTGTGGCAAAAATATTATGACGACACGTACAGAAACACTGGAACCTTGTATGATGAAATCGGTATAAATGGACCGTTTGATACTACAGATAACGTAGCACAAAATATAAAGTTAGAAACTACACGAAAAAGAATTTTACGAAAGTTTGAAGACTATGATCTTAAAAGAGTTGAAAACGCAAACAATTTAGAAAGGTCATTAAGGAAAGAACTTAGAAAAGCAATTCCAGACTCTGAACCTGTAATAGATGACTTACCTATGGTAAGTCAGTGGTTTAATACTAGCACAAAAATTTCTATACAAGATGCTGTACAAAATAACGCAACAGACATTCTTTTTCCCAGTAATGGTAAAGCAGTAACAAGACAGGCAGGCACAGCTTCAGATCTTTTACCAGATAACGCTAGAGATTTCGTAGATTCCACTCCTGGCGAAGATCGTGCGTTTGGTTTATTTTTTGAAGATTATAAAGATGCGTATCAAACAAAACAAATCAATCGAGGTAAACAATACAAAGACCTCAGACTCAAAGCAATAAAACAAGCAGAGCAAGACTACAATATTAAACTTCCGTTTGAAGAGTATCTTGATAACGCAGGTCAAGAATTTTTAAGAATAAAAATGACACCAGAAATACGAGAGGCTTTTACTGTTCTCCGTAAAAATACAGGTGGAGAAATTAAACAACCTTTAATGAATCTTAAATACTCTTGAAAAAAGAACTATTAGAACAGCTACCTGAGGATGTCCTCAAGGAACACTTAGAACTTACTGAAAGGTTAAAAGAGATTGAGGAGATTGAAACTTCTCAAGATAGTTTTTTAAACTTTGTCAAAAGCCAATGGCCATCGTTCATAGGTGGTGCTCATCATAAAAAGATGGCAGACGCGTTTGACCGTATCGCTAACGGTAAAATCAAAAGGCTTATTATTAACATGCCACCTCGGCACACTAAAAGTGAGTTTGCTTCTCATTACTTTCCTGCGTATTTAGTAGGTCGTAACCCTAATTTAAAAATACTACAAGCAACTCACACCGCAGATTTAGCAGTTAAGTTTGGTAGAAAGATTCGTGACTTAATGCTAACGGAAGATTTTCAAAAAGTTTTTCCTGATGTATTAATAAACCCAGACTCAAAAGCAGCAGGTAAATGGGAAACTCAAATGAAGAGTAATCCAAAACTAAAGGGCGAGTACTATGCTGCTGGTGTCGGAGGTGCGTTAGCAGGAAGGGGAGCCGACCTATTTATTATTGATGACCCTCATAGTGAACAAGATGCTATGAACCCAAAGTCCATGGAAGATACTTACGAGTGGTACACTTCTGGTCCAAGGCAGAGGTTACAGCCAGGAGGTGCCATTGTTATAGTGATGACTCGCTGGAACATCAATGACCTAACAGGTAAATTATTAAAAGATGCAGCACGAGACCCAAAAGCAGATCAATGGGAAGTTATAGAACTACCAGCTATATTGCCTAGTGGTAAACCTTTATGGCCAGAGTTTTGGTCACTAGAAGAAATAGAAAGTGTAAAAGCTAGTTTACGTGGCGGACCAAAGTGGCACGCTCAATACATGCAGAACCCTACGTCAGAAGAAGGGGCACTTATAAAACGTGAATGGTGGAATGAGTGGGAAAAAGAAAAACCACCAAGATGTGATTACTTAATACAAAGTTACGACACAGCATTTTTAAAAAGTCAAATGGCAGACTATTCAGCTATTACTACATGGGGTGTGTTTTACCCTGAAGGAAAAATAGGTGATGAGTTTTATAGCGGTACAAGTCCACATATTATTTTGTTAGATTGTGTAAAAGGTAGATATAGTTTCCCTGAACTTAAAGGTGTAGCTTTAGATCAATACAATGAGTGGACACCTGATTGTGTAATTATAGAAGCTAAAGCCAGTGGACTACCACTTACACAAGAATTACGCAACATAGGAATACCAGTACAAAACTTTACTCCATCAAAGGGAAATGATAAGGTAGCTAGAGTGAATGCTGCTGCACCATTATTTGAATCAGGAATGGTATGGGCACCAGATACTAAGTGGGCTAACGAAGTTAGAGAAGAGTGTGCTGCTTTCCCTGCTGGAGATCACGACGATTTAGTAGATTCAACTACTCAAGCGTTGTTAAGATTTAGGCAAGGTGGGTTCGTCAAACTACCTAGCGATTATGAGGAAGAAGAACTATATCCTAGACAGAAAGTAAGTTATTATTAACCATGGCAATCGAAAAACAAAACCCCCTACAAGATATTTTAATGGAAGTTGCACCAGAACAAATGCAACAACCTATGGAAGTCGAGCTTCCAGAAGAAATGGATATTGGTGGTCAAATGGCACCTGCGTTTGAATTAGGAGCGGATGGTCAAATGATACCTCTTTTTGATGAAGAAGAGAGTATGGTACCTGAACATCAGGTCAATCTTGCCGAGGTATTAGATTCCTCATCGCTTAACACACTAGCGAACGAACTACTAGATGCATATGAACAGGACAAAGAATCTCGTAGAGATTGGCTTGACGTATTTACTAAAGGACTAGATCTTTTAGGAATCAAAATAGAAGAAAGGGAACAACCTTTTCCTGGAGCTACAGGCGTAAATCATCCACTTTTAGCAGAAGCTGTTACACAGTTTCAAGCACAAGCATACAAAGAACTTTTACCAGCAGGCGGACCAGTCAAAACTAGAGTGATGGGCAACGAAAGCCCTGAAGTTATGGCACAGAGTCAACGTGTAAAAGAATTTATGAATTATCAAATCACAGATGTGATGAAAGAGTATGATCCTGAGATGGATAGCTTACTGTTTTATTTACCTTTAGCTGGTAGTGCATTCAAAAAAGTTTATTACGACAATTTATTAGGTAGAGCTACAAGTAGATTAGTAAAAGCTGAAGACTTAGTAGTAGCCTACGAAACTACAGACCTAGAAACAAGCCCAAGATTTACTCATGTAATGAGTATGACTGGTAACGATCTTAAAAAATTACAATTAGCTGGTTCATATAGGCAAACCGAAATAGGTGAAACTGCTGATTTAGACTATAACGAAGCAAAAGAGAAGATAGATGAGCTACAAGGCATAACTAAACCTATCACAGACTACGATGAATACACCGTTTTAGAGCTTCATGTTGATTTAGAGCTTGAAGATGACGATAATTACGGTTTTGCTGTACCTTATGTGGTAACTATACTAGAAGATAAGAGTGAAATACTCTCTATACGACGTAATTGGAACGAAAATGACGATTTATTTCGTAAAAAGGAGTATTTTGTACACTATAAATTCCTTCCAGGTCTTGGTTTTTACGGTTTTGGGTTAATTCACATGATTGGAGGCTTAACTAAGTCGGCTACATCAGTTTTACGTCAATTAATCGACGCTGGTACACTAAGTAATCTACCTGCAGGCTTTAAAGCACGTGGAATGCGTGTACAAGGTGAAGATGAACCGATTAGACCAGGAGAATTTAGAGATGTTGATGTTCCAGGTGGTGTAATTCGTGATGCATTGATGCCTTTACCTTATAAAGAGCCTAGTAGCGTGTTAAGTCAGTTATTAGCTGTAATTATTGACTCTGGAAGACGATTTGCTAGTATTGCAGACATGAATGTAGGTGATATTGGCTCTCAACAACTACCTGTAGGAACAACAGTTGCTATGTTAGAACGTGGCACTAAAGTAATGTCAGCTATACATAAAAGGCTTCATTACGCACAAAGAAAAGAATTTAAACTGTTAGCAGATATATTTTCTAAGAGTTTACCGCCTGTTTACCCATATAGTGTACCAGGAGCTAGTAACGAAATAAAAGCAACAGACTTTGATGACAGAGTAGATGTTATTCCTGTAAGTGACCCTAATATCTTTAGTATGGCACAAAGGGTAATGTTAGCTCAACAAGAATTACAAATGGCACAGGCAGCACCACAAATACACGATTTACGAGAAGCCTATAAACGTATGTACGAAGCTCTAGAAGTTAAGAACATAGATTTAATATTACCTCCTCAAGCGGAAATACCACCACGTGATCCTATAACAGAACAACAAGCAGCAATGACAGGTCAACCTATTAAAGCGTATCCGTTTCAAAATCATGATGCTTATATAACATCGCATTCATCTTTTGTACAAAACCCTATGGTAGCACAAAACAAAAATGCATTAACAGCAATTTCTGCCAACATACAAGAACATCAAGCTATGTTATATAAACAGCAAATAGAACAAGCTATGGGTCAACAACTTCCAGAACTAGGTGAAGGTCAAATGCCACCAGAAGTTATGAATCAAATAGCAGGAATGGCAGCTCAAGCTACACAAGTAGTTACAGGTCAAGCTCAGGCTATGGCAGAAGCTATGGCGGAAGCTAAAATAGATCCTATAGTTCAGCTAAAAGAACAAGAGATAGCACAAAAAGCTCAAAGCGATATGGTAAAAGCTCAAATAGATATGACTAAGATTCAATCAAACGAAGCTATAGCAGAAATGAGAATAGCTCAAGAAAGAGAAGAAGCTATGGTGAAAGAAAAAAGTGATATGAGAAAAGATTATCGTGATATACTAAATGATGTTAGAAAATCAGATACAGACTCAAGAGGTCAATGATGTTAAATAAAGCACAATTTGAAGAGATGATGGGTGGTAACGCAAACCGTAGAAGAATGAATAACGGTGGTGAAGTGCCTGAGGGCTATCATAAAATGCCAGATGGGTCTATAATGAAAGATTCTGACATGGTAAAGAAAACTAATGGTGGGTCAATGACTAACGCCAAAAAACATTTAAGGAGACCATAATGCCAGGTAAGAACAGAGGAAGAGCAGTGTCTAATAAAGACATGAAAAAGTTTTTGGAAATCCAAAAACCAAAAAAGAAAAAAACTCCAGCTAAAGGAAAAGCCAGAATGAATCGTGGAGGCGACCCCATGAAAATGAATCGTGGTGGCGGAGCTAAAAAGAAACGAGGTATGGCTAGAGGTTGCGGAGCAGCAACTAAAGGCAAGGGGTACAATAAATAATGGCTAAGAAAAAAGGATTAGACGGTAAAGCATGTTGGAAAGGCTACAAACTTATGGGCACCAAAAAGAAAGGTGGTAGAACTGTAGACAACTGTGTTAAAATGTCTCACGGTGGCGGACTTCATGGTGGTCAAAAGAAACTTGATAAAAACAAGAATGGTAGAATTGACGGTCAAGATTTTAAAATGATGAATAAAGGTGGCGACGTAATAGCAGGAAATGCTAATCGTAGAAGATCACAAAACCATGGCTAAACCAAGAAGAGGTAAAGCAAAAGTTAAAGTAACTAAATCTGGTAAAAGAGTTAGTTACGGACAAGCAGGAAGAGCCAAAGGTGGTGGTCCTAGAGTTAAACCAGGAACATCTAAAGGCGACTCTTATTGTGCAAGAAGTTTAGGTATAAAGAAAAGGTTATCGAAGAAAAAACGAAACGATCCGAACACACCTAACAAT